GCTGGCGGCATTCAGGCGCAAGCAGAATTCCGGATGCACGACCTGTCGGACGGCTTCGCTATCCCGGGCCCATATTCTCAACCAGAGAAGATCGCCAATATTAGCACCGTCAGCGCCCAATTTCGGAGCAATGACGGTTCAACCTTCGTCGACCTTAACCCGACCACGCAGAAGGTAACGATCACGGCTCCCGGCGGGTTCTTTGTGAATGCGCCGATGTCAGGATTCAGCGGCATGGTGGTGATTCAAGGCCTTCTGTCCTGGCTAGCCGGCATGACGGGGACGATTGCCAGCGGAGTGGCTTCGACGATCACGGGCGCCGTGGCATTCATCGGGTCGATTACTTCGAACGGTCACGCGATCGACAGCACCCATCAGCATACAAACTCTGGCGGAACCGGACTCGGCGGGCCGCCGCAATGATGAAAGACGCCGCTCATGCGCTATAGAACACTAGATGCGAACGATGACTATACGTTCGGACAGAATGGTCAAAATTTTCTCATAAATTCGCCAGAGGCAGTCGGTCAAGCGGTACTGACCAGACTGCGCCTGATAGCCGGCGAGTGGTTCTTAGACAAGACCGTTGGTGTGCCGTACGACACCGAAATCCTCGGCGCCGGAACAGAAAACACCCGCGACCTCGCCTATCAAACGGTGATCCTGCAAACGACCGGCGTGACGGGAATCGTCGAGTACGCCAGCTATTTGAACCCGACGACGCGCGCCTTTGTGGTCGCCGCGACGATCAACACGATTTACGGCCAGACAACCATTTCGACGGGCACCTGATGGCTACGACTTTCCCGCTAGCAACGCTGGCCTGCACGATTGGGCCGGATGGTATTTCGTGCCCGACCTATGCGGATGTTCTCGGTTCGCTGACCGCTTCGTTTCAGTCGATATACGGCAGCGACATTTACATTGATCCGGATAGCCAGGACGGGCAAGCTCTAGCGCTTTATGCTCAGGCGATCAATGACGGGAACCAGGCTGACGTTGCCACATTTCTTGGCTATTCGCCGTCCTATGCCCAAGGCGCAGCACTTGCCAGCCAGGTCAAGATCAACGGCATTCGCAAGCAGGCCGCGAGCAACAGCACGGCTGTGTGCAATGTGGGCGGTCAAGTCGGGACGCCGATCAACGATGGCGTCGCGGCAGATACCAACGGAAATCTGTGGAATCTTCCTGCATCGGTGGTTATTCCGCCGGCAGGTACGATCGCTGTGACGGTAACCGCCCAGCAGCCCGGCGCAATCACCGCGATTGCTGGCGCGATCAACGAAATCAATACTCCAACACGCGGATGGCAGTCGATTTCGAATCCGGCGCCGGCAGCGCCAGGCAACCCCGTTCAGTCGGATCCCGCGCTGCGCCAGCAGCAGGCCGCATCCACGTCGCTCCCGGCGCAAACGCCGCTCCAGGCGATTATCGCCAATGTGGCCAACACGCCCGGTATCGGCCGTAACGCGATCTATAACAACCCGACCAGTGCGACGGATAGCAATGGCCTACCGGGGCACTCGATTGCGGTCGTTGTCGAAGGCGGCAGCATTACGACGATCGCACAAGCCATCGAAGTGAAAAAGTCGCCGGGCACCGGCACCTTCGGCACGACGGAAGAAACAGTTCTTGATCCTGCTGGAGTGCCTGTCACGATCAATCTTTTCGTCCTGTCAGAGATCAATATTTTCGTGCAGGTCGTTATCGTGCCGCTGACGGGGTATGTCTCTACGACTGGCACTTTGCTGATCAACGCAGTGGTGGCGTATTTGGCCGGATTCGCTATCGGTCAGGATTCGCTCTTGGGCAAGCTGTTCGGATCGGCAAACTTGTCGGGTGACGCCGCGACGTCGAGCTCGGGACTCACGCAAGCGCAACTCGACGTGTTGAGTAACACCTACAACCTCCCGGTGTCGAATATCTATCAAGGTCGCTCTGACATGCTGGTGACCGGCGTCCCATATACGGCCGGCACGGCGACGATCAATATCGCCAATGTTTCAAGCCTCGCAAATGGGCGTTCGATCATCGTCGGCCAGGCGGATGGGTCGCAACTCACCGCAACCATTACCGGAATCACGGGTAACGCTGTGACGTTCACACCCGCCATCGCTACCGGAAAAACGATCAACGCTGGCGCTCAAGTGCTCGTGAATGGCGATCTAACGATAGCGTTTAATGAAGGCGCGCAGTGCAGCGCAGCAAACATTAATCTGGTGACGTGATGACGGCTGAACTGTCGCAATATACGTCGCTCATCACGTCAGAGCACAACCAAAAGCCGAAGTTTATGGCGATGGTGTCGCTGCTGGCGCAATGGGCCGTTGATCGCCAGAACATGTTGGCATCAATTCCGGCGCTTTACGACATCGACCAAGCCGTTGCGACGCAATTAGACGCGGTGGGGCTGTGGGTCGGCGCGTCGAGAAATCTATCCGTCCCGCTAACGGGCGTCTATTTCAGCCTGGACGTGGCCGGCCTCGGGCTTGACCAAGGCGTAATTCAGGGGCCGTTCGATCCGACCACCGGACTCGTTTCATTGCCCGACGAGCAGTATCGCATTCTGCTCTACGCGACGATCGCCGCGAACAACTGGGACGGCACCGTTCCGGGCGCATATGCCGCATTCAACACCATTTTCGAGCCGCTCGGCTTTTCAATCCTGATTCAGGATTACCAGAACATGACGATGGGCATTGCCCTCATCGGCCCCACGCCTGATGCCGTGACGCTCGCGCTTTTCAAGGGGGGTTATCTAAACCTCATCCCAGCAGGCGTAGGAGTGGCTTTCTACTTCCAGCAATCGATTCCCGGCGTGCCGGTATTCGGCCTTGATGCTGAAAATTCATCGATAGCCGGCCTGGATGTCGGGGCGCTGGCTCTCATCGTCGGACCATAGCAGACACATTACTCATCAAGAGGCCCTTCGGGGCCTTTTTTATTGCCCGGATGGATCATACATGACCATTGAACAAGATTTTCTCCCATACGCAGTAGGCGGCAGCGCAAACGTGCTGAGCCAGGCGGCATACGCGGCACTGACATCGCTTCTGCAAAATGGCCTGACGTCAGGCATTGTTCCGTCGAACGAGTTGAATAAGATCCTGCGGCAGCCTAGCATCATGGCGTCGGTGATTGGTCAATTCATCGTCGCGGAAACCGGTCAGCCGGCTATCGATGATGGCACCACTGCGACGCTGCTTGCGAACTTTACCGCGGCTGTTGTGGCCGCCTCGAAGCAGCAAGTTATTTTGACGGATACTGGCGCGGCGAATGCTTACGCTGCTGCCAACGCCGTTCCGCTGACGGCGCTTCCGACGGTGAGCGGAGTCGCCCAGAAATTCCAAGTGGCGCATAGCAACACTGGCGCATCAACCTACGCGCCCGACGGACTCGCGGCGCACCCCATCTTCGGCTTGGGCGGCTTGGCGCTGCAAGGCGGTGAAATGCCCGCAGGCGGCGTTGCCGGACTCGTATCCTACGTCGGCCCGCTTCTCAATAGCGGCGCCTTGTGCTGGGTGCTTTACGACTGCACAGGCGGTGCCGAGCAAATCGCCCCCGCTACACAGCCAGCACATGCGGTGCAGTTGGGGCAGGTGGCAGTCTTCGGTGCGGTGCGTAATCTTAAAGCGTCGCTTGCCGCGACCGGAACGAGCCTGACTTTTACGGCTGATGCGGTTGTCGTCAAGTCCGCTCTAAATGGTATCTCAACGCTGCTGACCAGCTTCAACCAAACGGTGAGCACTGCGGCAGGCACGGGCGCTGGGAAGATGGACACGGGCACTGCGCCTGTGAGTGGCTATGTTGCCGTCTATGCATCCTGGGGGCCGGTCGTCGGCGCGGGCGCTTTCTTGCAGAACGCTACGTCTGCGGCTGCGTCCGAACAATACGGCGGGGCAAATCTTCCGGCTGGAGTCACTGAGACGCAGTTGATCGGCGTATGGCCCACGAATGGAAGCGGGCAGTTCGCGGTCGGGTTTCAGGAGGATCGCAGCGTTTCGATTACGTTCGTCGGAGTGCTGTCGAGCACCGTAACGCAGGCATCTCCAACAGCACTGTCGATTTCTTCGGCCGTTCCAGCAAATGCGAAGGTTGCTATCGGCACGATCGCGGCGTCCTCGACGGCCGCGTCCAATATGTCTGTGTCAGTTTTTGCAAGTTCAGCTGCAGTCGGACAGCAAGGTATTAACTTCATCTCATCTGCCGCCGGTTCATCGATTTCTACTGGTTATCGAGTCCCGATCAGCACTTCACAGAATCTGTTTTACATTGCTGTCAACACGGCCGGAACTCCGACTTTTTCTATGACAGTAACGGGCTACGAGTTCTGAGGAGATTTCGCATGGTCAACGTTCAATTTCTCGATGCAAGTCAGCAGGTTGTCATCAGTTATTTTGCGGATGCACAAGACCCGGCGGTCTATCCAAACCAGGGGAGTATCGACCAAACGGACGCTAGGTATGCCGCATTCTTCAATAGCCTACCCGCCTTTGCTCAGGCCGATTTGCCGGTGCCTTGAGCGTCGCGACGCATGATGAAACGCTTTGCCATGCGATACCACGCGACGAATGGATGAATGTGCGCCGCAAATAAGCCGTTGATTGTTTCGCCGCTAACAAGCCCAGTCGTCGTATGCTCGCATTTT